ATTAAAATAGTGTGTATAGAATTAAATTATTGTGCTTTTTTAAACTTTTTTAACCTTTTTATTACACTCATCATATCATTTGGTATGTACATTTCTTCTGGTTTATACATACCTTTGGGTGTTTTAGCGGGAGCATAACCATCATCATTCGTAACATAAAAGTATCTCTCTTTACTTGGATTATCTGGATCATACGGAAACACTCTAGTATAAAGAAGATAGTTAAAATAAGATGGTATATCTACTTCCCGCTCTAGTAAAGTGCCTGGTGTTTTTAATTTGAGCTTATCCATACCATTATCAATATATTGTTCTGGATGAAAATGCATAATGATAAACAAATCGTCACGCAACTCTTTCATATTTGCGAACAGAGCTTGATATGTATCTGCTCCAAAATCTCCCCATCTTGCCCAGGAATCTTTAGTTTTTCCTCTCTGCCGAAAGTCTTTTGAGAGGGTGTAAGCATTAAAGAAATGAGTTATATCTTCTATGACCAAATATTTTATTTCTGGTCGTTTTTCAGATACGTACTTCATAGCTGCTGGTAACACATTAATTTTATTATTTATCATAAAGTTTCCTGTCTTTTTTTCAGGGTTGTATTGAGTATAGTTAGACTCAAATCCCGTAATTGGAAGCTCTGATTTAAATGGAGATATTATAAATGTTTCTTTTGGCGATAGATTTTCTAAGCCCGTTGATTTACCGCTTGATGCGAATCCTACTACACCTATTGGTGTTGCCATAATTTAATCTTTTTTTGGTATATATTCGTCTATTCTTGAATTAGCGAAGTTATCTAACATCATTAAAGTAGTTTCTGTGTCACCTCTATTTTTTATAATATGCCAATATATCATTGGCTGATTTGGTTGTTCCGGGTTGTATACAGGCAGTCCAGCCGGATACCCCTTTCTCGGGGGCCCATAATATTCTTCAATGCCATTTATCCTCGCTGGTTTATGTGTTATTATTACGTAGTCAGAGGAATAATATATAGATGATGCTCCAAATAAATCATTTTTATCCGGATAATGAAATAAAGGATTCTCTATCCTATCTTGAGATTCTATACCTCGATTAAGTTGAGATAGAAGAAGAAATAATATCTTTTGATCATTAGATGAAAATTGTTTTTTAAGTTTGATTATTCTTTTATAGAGATCATCAATTACTTTTTTCTCCGCATCTCCCGTAGCTCCTTTTGTTAGGAGTACATGATCAATGGTAACCAATAATCCTTCATCATTTTTGATATTTTCTTCGTAAAATTGAAGAATAGTTTCCTCAATCTCATCTACTGTACCCGTATCATCTACATAATAGATTGGATAGGACTTCATGGTTTCTGCTATTTTCGTAAGAGCATTAAACTCAGATTGTGTGTGTTTCTTAAGTTGCAGTTCTTTAGTTGTGAGTTGTGCTCTAGATGATAGTGAGCGTAGAATTTGATCCATTGCTACCATCTCAAATTCAAATGAAAGTATTTTAAACGGTTGAGTATTATATCTAATAAATTCCTGTTTCCATTGTTCTGCGAGTAAAGATTTCCCGCTACCTGACATTCCTCCGACTGATATTATCTTATTCCATTCGAACCCGTCTAGAGTAGCTTTATTAAGCTTGGGGGAACCTGTACGCAAAGATGTCACTTTACCTGTACGTCTATCATTCAAGTACTGAATAGTACTATCAACGGCTTTAGATATATGTTTATATGGAAGTGCTTTACGTGACATCAGGTAAGTTTTTTGGAGTAGTTTGTTTAGATGATTCTCTATTTAACCAGACCATATATTGTTCGTCCTTTAGCCATTTAGAAGGAGATGGAAAATATTTCATTCCGTTTTTTCCAGATGTCATGGAGGACGATTTTGTATTATTAACATGATTCTTAAGAGCCTTTATTAATTCCTGTATTTGAATTCCCTTATCTAGAACATTATTTAAAGCTAATTTGGTTTCGTGTTTACCGGATCTTACGGTTCTAGTAGGCTTATAATGATTATGTCCATCATCTGTTGGGTACGCCTCCCAAAACTGATCTAATTCTTTTGACCATCTATTCGGATCTTTTCCTTCGACAGCCTCTATCTCCTCTACTAGATTGCGTCCTTTAACGGAAATCATTCTAGTAGGAGTAAGATAGTTTTCTTCCTCAAGTTGAAGAAGATCACGTTCTGAGAGACGTATCCCCCTCGTCCAACCATTTGCGTAGTACTTAGAAAATAGTAGGACGTACTGATCCAGGTTTAAGAATTTGTCTTGAATTGATTTTAGTTTCTCGTATGTTATTACCATAATTTTAGTTGATTTCCGTATTTATGAATTATCTGTCCACCTTTTGTGAGTCCTACAAAGATAGCTATATCCTTCCTTTTATAGTCGCCTCCTTCTTTAAGTATCTCTCCACTATCTTTAATAAATATCGTAAAGTAATATAACTCCACGTATTTATATACCCGTACATGAAGATCGTATTCTTCAGATATTACGAATACGTCATTATCTTCTTTAGGTTTACATTTCTCGCATAAATTGACTCTTCTATTTCCGTCATGATAGGAGTAATGCAATCTATCCCATTGCATATGTCCGTGACATGCTCCACATGCTGTGGATACATATCTAGACTTACCTGTCTCCCCGTAATCGTAAAGACACATGGGGCAGAGATACTCATGCGGATTACCATTCCTGGCTCGTTCTTCCATTTCGGAATCAAGTACAGGATATGATCCTCCACAAACTCTGCATCCACATTCTCTTATTCTCGTGTTTTCAGGCGGGCCTAGTTTTTCTAGGTCATCTGCACAATCCTTACATACTGTTGCTGCATATGTAATCCTATTAAATTGTCCTACTGGTATTATTATAATATGATCTTGGTGATCATATTTTCTCTCTGACGAATGAAGGATTTCCTTACAGAAAATACAATATTCTCCCATCTCATTACCTATGGAGTATTTATCTGTATCTGTGGGAAGCATTCCCGTAGAAAGATACATATCCATTCTTTGTTTCGTATTTTCTAACGAGGAGGAATGAGAATCGAGTGTAAAAGAACAATCTCCGCATATACCACAGGTACATTTTAAAGATTCTCCGTATAAATCCTTTCCCCATAAAGTGATATTGTCTTTGTTATTGTGGCGTCTGCCGCAAAACACGCAATAATCATCCTGGGGACCGACTCCTTTTTCGTAAAGATAGAAGTCTGAAGGAGGCTTGTAATTTTCATTTAAGTATTCCTTCATTCTATCGGTCATGCGGCGTCGTACCATATCATTTATTTGATTTTAGTGATAGAATTTATGAACTCGGCTGATTTATCTTTAGTTTTTTTCTTTATCCATTCTTCTTCCTGGGTTTTTCCTGTGTATAGATTTATGAATAGAGCCTGTTTATCAGGTTTGTACCTGATTATACGCCCCAATTGTTGAGTATCTGTTAAAGCTACGGATGTACCTGATGCACATATACCGGCCGTGAGATCAGGAAGATTGTATCCTTCATTTAAGGCTTGTGCAGTACATATTACTTTTATATCCGGGTTTTTAAACGATTCTAAGGTAGCTTCTCTATCTGATTTAGATAGTTTAGAATGGTATACTACGGAAGATATGCCATTTTTATTTAGGGTATCATTCATATTATCAGCCCAATCCGTAGATTTAGAGAATATAATCCATTTTTCTTCCGGAAACTTTTTTATAATGTCTAAACATATATTTATCTTATTTGAATTCTTATAACATGCCCATTTTCTCAGGGTCATACCTTGCCAAAATTTCTTAGCATTTCTATGTTGTGGGTGATGTTTATCTTTTTGAATTCTTTTCGCGATATCAAATATAGAAGATTCTATTGGTTCTCCCAAACGTTGTAACGATTTTTTGTACTGGTAAAGATTCGATCTGGCTTTCTTAAACATAGTATCAAACTTATAATACATAAATCTCTCTTTTGGAGAGAATGTCACGGCCAGATTATAAATCTTAAAAGGAGACACGAATCCGTAATCTCTAGCTTCTGATAAACTTAATTGGTATATCACGGGACATACTTCATCCAACCTTTCCATGTATTCGTCATTGTGATCTGGTGGAGTAGCAGATAGTCCTAGTTTTTTTGGTGTTTTAATATTATGAATTTTTATGAATTCGTCTGATAATGAGCCATGTACTTCATCTATTACTACAATATCAAACTTTCTATTATCATCCAGGTAGGTCGTATTTCTGCATTCGATTGTTACTCTATCAAGTACAGAATAATATTCCCATTTTACGAATTCTTCAAGCCATTCATTATCTCGTAAGTTTGTTGTTGGAACAACTATAAGAGCCTTAGCCGTGGGATTAGAGATTAACTCTCGTCCCACAGCCATGACCCCTACCTTGGTTTTGCCTACTCCAGTTGGTAGGCATATCGTACCTAGATGTCCATTAGAAACCCATGTAGATAAGGCTTCCTCTTGGACTTCATCTCGTGTTTTTTTCATTTTAGAATTGTTTATCGTGTCTATCTGGATTTCTTTTACATGCTTCGCATATATCGTATGGTACCGTAACAGTCATTTTTCCACAATTTTCACATTTGTACACTTGCTGTCCTCCTCCTGCACATATCCGACATTTGCCATCCTGGTTTAATGATCTAGAAGAGGTAACATGAGTATTGCATTCTACACATATACCCGCATCTATTTTGTCAGTGCATTCAGGACAAAAGGGTGCATAAGTCTCTGAGTGAAATGATTTACTACACCCTTTACAATTTACGGCTTTAGAACAGAGTACACAGTAACCATCTGGAGTAACTTCTTCGTTATCCCCAATGATTTCTCCGCATCCTACACAATGTATAAATGTTTCACGTCTTTCTTCACGTTCACATTCTGTACATTTACCATACTTAGATAAATCCCTTCTCGCATATAAATGCCCACATATGCTACATGGAACATCTTCATTTAACTTATCCTCTATTAGACATGCTTCGCATACCTTATTGTTTGAGGATGAGGAATAGAGGATCTTCCCTGTTTGACCGCATATGGCGCATCCAAGATCTCGGCTATTTCTTTCGTGAAAGAGTCTTCCCGAATCCGTCGGGAGGTGACTTCGCGAATAGTGAGTGTGTTTTGTTTCTTAACGTGTCCTGTTTAGCAGCTCGTTTTCTATTGTCCATAGTTTTCTTCTCTTTATCGTAAGCTTTCCACTGATTAATCATCCTAGCTACTTTTGTAGCAAGACGATTCTTTTCAGTGTCTTCAATGTTTAAATAAACATCTTCGAGTTCTGCTACGATATCGTCGAATTTGTCTCCTCGGTATGTCCCGATTCTACGGACTAACCACTTGATGCCGTCAAGAGGATCATTTAGAAAGTCTTCTATATCATCTTGAGTTGGCTCTATGTCTTCTCGGCTTTTCGATCTATCTTTTAAACTCCCTGATCCGGCTCTTCGTAGCGCATTCTTAAGCGCGACTAGGCCATCAAAGGTAGAGAGTCCATAGTGACACAAGACT